CAGGTAGTCCGTAGTCCAGCAGCATTGCTGGTGTTGTCCCCGCGACTAGCGCGGGAACAGGTTTAGGCGTTATAATACGTGTTGAAGGCGTTGACGCTGGTCTGGTGCCGCGCCTTCAGTTCTTGGAAGGATGCCGAACGGTCGGCAAGGTGTTCCGGCTTCGAGAGAGCGAGGTATTCTTGCCGCAGCTTTTCGCGGTTATCGCGGGCATTCTTAGCGGCGGCAGCGATACGTTCAGCGACACCGCCCAGAGACTTCCAGCCGTTTTCAGTCATAATATGCATACATTCCTCCTTTGGACAACATCAGCAATGCTGAAAGGCCCTACTAGGGCGCACCTTCCGATGTCTTGCTCTCGCTATCTGCATGGGTGGAACGCACCCGCAGACCCGAACGGTGCCGCATAGGCGCAAGGAGTCTCCCTGCGTGTCCCCTGTAGGTGTAGCCTGTCAGTCCAGCCGTGAAGCGAGACTAAGCGACCACCCTTGCAGGTGCGGTAATAGGATGGATTGGCAGACCTAGCCTGAACGGGTTGCTAGTCCCGTGGTGACGTTCCATCCTTGGCCTAAGCCCTAGCCGTTCTGCCGTTGTCAGGCGGCAGACCGTGACGCAAGTTACCCTGCGATTAGACTGGTTAGGTCAGCCCTTCCGTGCCTGAGGATTCCTCTTAAAGAAAGCCTGCAGTTCCCGATCGGTATCGCCGTCTAGTCGGGCTAGGTTAGCGCATTCACGCAATCCGCCACCCTGAACCATACGGGTATAGCTGTCGGTTATCTTACTGTATGCGGTGGTACGCACCAGTTTGACCCGTTGGAGGTGATCACGCACCACCGCTACCTCGCAGTTGTCCACCGCTAGGTTAGCCTTGACGCGTTTGCTCCTCTCGTGAGCGATGAATGCCGCCTTGCGTTCAGCTTGGATTGCTTCCCGCGTGGCTTGGGCACGCTTCGCCCGTTGACGACGACTTGCCATTACCAGTCTCCAGATTTTCGTGGCCGCCATAGGGCGTCCGCCGCGTCGGGGTTCGGGAGAGGCATCCGCCTGCCCTTCCGACAAATCCCTTATGCCACCTGGTATATGAACCCCAGATGAACACCTAATTCATAAGTGTATCAATTTGCATATCGTTATTCGATAATCCTTTCCGATTGTTGCCGGTTAGGGTTATAATGTTGCGTCACCATTAACCGGACATGAATAGGTTGTTCATCTTCCCTTTCCATTTGTTTCACCCAGGCTATTCATTTGTTGCGCGTGACTTCGAGTCGCTTGTAATAATGTTGCGGGGAGGGGGGCATGGAACCGCTTGGGCCTGCTACGTAATTCAGGCGACCTCTCGGAATATATAAAAAAAACCATTTATATAAAAAAAGCCCCTCAGAAGGTCTCTGAGAGGTTCTACAATAAAAAGGCACCCTTCCATAGGGTAATGCCATAATCGTGCTGTACGGGCTTCCTAGGGCATTTTAGAGGGTATTCTTCGATATAGCCTCCCTACGGTCGGCCTCCGGACAAGGAATTCGCCCAAGATCTCCTAAATACCCTCTAGATACCCTCTTATAGGGTATTCTTTAATAGTAGTTTATAAATATACTATTAATAAATACCCTTCTATATAGTTCTATATAGTACTTATATATACTTATATATACTAATATACCCTCCCTGTACGGATATTATAACATATTTTTACAATTCTGTCAACTAAAAAATGTAAAATATACAAAAATACCCCTTCCCTGTACGGATTTTCATTTTCTTCTTGACAAACCTCCAAGAATATGGTATAATACAGTATAAGGTAGAGAAAACCTCCCTTTCAATTTCAAGGATTAACATGCCCTCTCAAAAGAACACCCCGGCGCGCCAGCGGGCACAAGCCAAGTACAACGCCAAGCCGGAACAAAAGAAGCGCCGCGCCGAGAGAAATGCCGCCCGTCGAAAGATGGAGGCCGCCGGTAAGGTCCATAAGGGTGACGGTAAGGACGTCGCGCACAGGAACAATAAAACCTCCGACAATTCGATGAAGAACCTTTCCGTGCAGGCGCCTTCCAAGAATCGGTCTTTCCCGAGGAACTCCAAGGCGAAGCGAAAGTGAATAATAGAGAAAAATTCGCCCATATCCCTGCAGATAAGGAACTGAATGCTCGTCAGCAGTATTTTGTCGAGGCCTACTTTGCTAATGACTATAACGCTGCCGAAGCAGCCCGTATAGCAGGATACTCACAGGCTAACGCCAATAAGATCGGCCATGAACTTCTGTCGAAGCCGCATATTAAAGCAGCTATCCAGAAGAGAGCCGACGAAAAGTTAAAAGAAATCTCCCTCACAGAAGAATACGTCGTACGGAAATTAGTACGTACCATCGAGAAAGCCGAGCAGGATAACAATCTTGCCGCCGTTCTACGGGGAATTGAATTAGCCGCTAAGAATCTTGGTATGCTTCGTGACCGTACGGAGATCACCGGTAAGGACGGCGAAGCCATTAAATACGAAGAGATTCAGAATGAAGCCGCAGATTTCGCCCGCACAATATCTCGCATCGCTACCAGAGATGGAGCGGGAGAAGATCCTCTCCGAGTTATCACCGGAGGTAAAGGCTAGGTTAAAGTATGAGTGGACTTTCTGGGCAAGACCTAATCAACTTCCGCCGGAGGGCGATTGGGCGACTTGGCTTATCCTTGCAGGACGAGGTTTCGGAAAGACCCGAACCGGAGCAGAAACTATCCGAGACTGGGTTTGTGGAACTACTCCCTTATCAGCCGGTAAATGCTCTAGAATTGCTCTCGTTGCTGAGACGGCTGCAGACGCGAGAGACGTCATGGTCGAGGGTGAATCCGGTCTTCTTGCCGTTCATCCACCTGATTTCAAGCCGACGTACTCCCCTTCGCTCAGACGAATTACTTGGCCTAATGGTGCGGTGGCAACCCTATATAATGCCACTGAACCCGATCAGCTTCGAGGACCCCAGCACGACGCGGCATGGTGTGACGAGCTCGCCAAGTGGAGATACTGCCAAGAAACATGGGACCAGCTCCAGTTCGGACTCCGACTAGGGGATTTCCCTAGGACGATCATTACTACGACTCCTCGACCCCTCCCACTGATTCGTAAGCTCGTCAACGACCCGAAGGTTGCTGTCACGAGAGGTGCGACGTGGGATAACAAGGCTAACATGCCTGAGTCCTTCATCAAGGAAATCGAAGATAAGTATGCCGGTACTCGCCTTGGTAGACAGGAACTCGAAGGGGAAATCCTCGACGATGTTCCGGGTTCTCTCTGGTCTCGAGAACAACTCGATACCTACCGTCTTCGCGAAGCCCCGGAAGATCTCGAAAGAGTAATCGTCGCTGTCGATCCGGCTACCTCAAACGAAGAAAACTCGGACGAGACTGGTATTGTTGTAGTAGGCTTCTCTAGGGATGCCGACGGTTACGCCAGAGGGTACGTCCTAGAAGACGGTTCTATGAAAGGCAAACCCGAAGAGTGGGCCAAGAAGGCCGTCACTCTCTATCGTAAATGGGAAGCCGACAAAATCGTAGCTGAAAAGAACCAAGGCGGTGATATGGTCTCTGCCGTTATTCGTGCAGTCGACAGAAGTATTCCCTTGAAACTCGTCCATGCCTCTAGGGGTAAGGTCGTCAGAGCTGAACCGATCTCCGCCCTGTACGAACAAGGTCGTGTCCACCATGTCGGTCGATTCGACAAGCTCGAGGATCAGATGTGCCTTTTCAGTATCGATAATATTAGATCCCCCGCTATGGGAAGTCCCGATAGAGTCGACGCCCTTGTTTGGGGTTTGACGGAGATCTTTGATAAGCTAACCGGTCGTCGCCGTACTCCGAAAGAGTCGACACCCGAATACAAGTTAAATCCGGTACGTCCCGGACTTGAACACACTCCTACTGGCTGGATGGCTGGATGAAAGGTAACACATGGAAGTAAACACCGGGCTTCCGAAGGAAATGGATGACGCCCGTACTTTAGACGTTATCCAGTTCGGTTCGGAGCAACTTAACGATATCCCTAAGAAGAGTTATGTCCCTGATGGATACGACTCCGAGGAAGAATATCTGAAATGTCTTCGAGAGGATTACGAAGCCGATCTTCAGGCCGATGAAGAAAATCGTCGAGAAGGTCTAGACGACAAGAAGTTCGCCGCTGGTGAACAGTGGGACCAAAAGGTTCTCGAGCATCGACAGGGCCTACCTTGTTTAACTGTCAATACTATCCCCCAATTTACGGCACAGCTCGTAGGCGACTGGAGGCAATCTAGAAACGCAATCAAGGTTCTTCCAGGGGAAGACGGGGATACGGAAATCGCCTCTATCAGAGGGGATCTGATTCGTTCAATCGAATACAAATCTCGCGCAGACCGAGTCTATGACGCCGCTTTTGAATCGCAGGTCACCTGCGGAGACGGGGCTTTTAGAGTCGCGGTAGAGTACGCCAGAGACGACGTCTTTGATCAGGACGTTTTTATCCGACCCATCGACGATGCTTTTTCTGTCGTCTGGGACCGTATGTCAATTGATCCTACAGGTAGAGACGCCCGGCATTGTTTTGTCGAAGACACCATCCCCCGTAAGGAATTCGAACGTAAGTTCAAGGACGTTAATCCTAGCGAGCTCTCCCGTACGGAATCTCGAGACTTATCGTCTAGGGGTTGGCTCGATAACAAGACTGTCCGGGTTGTTGAACATTGG